GCCGCGCCAATATCACTTACATTATCAAATGTAGGTACGGATATAAACTGTTGTAAATTTTTTGTATCTGCTCCTCCTGAACCTTCTGCTGTAACTGCCGGCGGTCCTCTAAATCTTACTGTATCACCGGTTGATCTTTTGTGATCAATTGAATAAACATTTACAAAAGTACTTCCTCCATATTTAATAGTTTCAAAAGGATTATTACTTAACATAATTAAACTTGTCTTAGCTGCAGGTTGAGGTCTTGCATTTCTTAAGGCTTGCGGATCTCCACCATGGAAACGTGGATCTAATTGAGGTTGTTTTGGTTCGTACTCTGAATAATGAACTAAAAAACCATTCCATTCTTTAACCATTTCTGTGTATGGAAATGCCATTCCTGATCTATCAGAAATAGCCATTGATCTTTTACCTCTAGCAAAAACTCCGGCCATTATACTCCATCCCCATAAAATGTTTGTGGTGTAATATAAACTGATGTTTGTTCACCATCTGATTTCATCGCCCTAAGCATTTCATCTTCATAAATTAATTTTAAAGCTGGTGTTTGCTCTGGTGAATATTTCATACTTAAATAATAAGCTAATCCTGAAATTAAAGCTGGATAAAATCTAAATATTGTATCGGACGTATTGGTATAAGCACCTACATCTTCTATTTTTGCCATATAATAAAACTGAACAAGATAACTTGCTCCAGAAAAACTAGAACTAGGTGTTGTATATAAAAATAAATTTGGAGAAGCGGTTATCGCTCCTGCTGCATTATATACATATGCTTGTCTTTGCATATAATACTGTGAAGGAGTTCCTTTTGCTAATTTATTTGGTAAAGCTGAATAAGTAGATCTACCTATTTTATCTAAAGCTGTGTCTACAGGAGCTGTAGCTGTTGTATTGTTTCTGACATAAACTTCTAATATATCACTTAGGTCAGTTGGAAAATTTGTATTATCATTAGGATAATTATATTCTGCTTGCCCCTCAACTAAAGGGACACTTCCTAATTTAACTTTCCAAAGATTGACTCCTCGATTGCCCCATTCAGACAATAGAATATTTAATGAACGCCTAGCACTTCTTAATTGATAACCTGTTCGAGTTCCCCGTACATTTGTTCTTTCATACGCTTCTTCAATAATCTCATCAATTGAAGGATTAAAGGCTGTTGTTCCCGAAGTAGCCATTTATCTTCCTATCCGTCGTACTGTACTGATAATCCGACTACTGCAGTTCCATCGTAAGCAAAATAAGCTCCATCCGGAAATAGTATTCCATTATCTGGAATATAAGGAGCAATTGCTTCTCCACTATCTATATCCAAGACGAATTTATTTACCCCAGTAGTTGCAGACGAGTTTTTAAAAAAAACATGTCCGGCTCCAGCTCCTGCGACTCCGTTCATTCCTCTTATTCGAGTTCGACCAGCAAATACAATTCCTGTAGCTGTGCCGTCTTTAACTCCAGCTGAAATAGAAGTTGTGATAGCTCCACTAGCTGTGATGCTAGTTACTTCTGTCCAAGTGCCTGCTATATCAACTGTAGCGCCTCCCGTAGGACCAGTAGTCGCTGCGCTTGTTTGAGCTGCTCCATCAGCATCTTTTCCCACTACAGTAAAAGTAATCCCAGCGTTATTACCGCTAGGGGATGTAATAGTTACTGTTTGAGCATTAACCCAGGGGCCACTATTTAATAAAACTAAAGTGGTAGCTGAACCTACTGCAGAAATAGCAGCAGTGTCTGTTCCATATAGAACTTGTTTACTTTTTACGTGCGATACGTTTGCCATAATTTATCTCCTTAATTGTAAGCTCCCGAAGGAGCTCACAAAGTTTATTTATTTATTAACTCCACGCCGCAGCGCCTGTGTCAAATGTAGCACCGTTAGCGAAATCATAAGCAAAATCCCAAGTGCCTTTTTCATAGCACGTGAAATAGATAAAACACCCATGAGTTAAACTATTAGTTGCTGCTGCCGCAGGTGTATACGTTAATATTGTTTCACTTGCATCAGACGTATCTATAGTTGATGCTGCTCCAGCAGTTCTACTTTCCACTTTGGAGCCAGTTCTATAAACATCACTTCCTGCACATGTAAATGTAAGAGTGTTAGTTCCTCCATTTGTGTCATCTGTTTGGTAATGTACTACTATAGTTCCTACCGTAGCTGCTGGTAAAGTAACAGCTTGTGCTGCATCACCGTCAAAATCATTAACTGTGATTGTATTAGCCGCATAAGTTAATGTAGCTGATGTTGCAACAGTAGTAGCAGTTAAACTAGTAAGATCTGGTTTTAGTCCCAGAGTTCTTGCAGTATAAGCGCCTGTTGAAGTGTTTTTATTGACCTGTTGAAATCCTTTTTCGGATCTCACTGAGCCATTAAACGTTGTTGTTGCCATAATTATAATCCTCCTAGTTTGTGAATCTAGTCTCTAGGCCGTCGACTATACTCGTCTAGATTCATTAAATAATTGTATAGTAATTAAAATATATATGAAATTTGCGTTGAGCGCAAGGTATCCCTATGGTTTTGTATGATTTTTGATAGCGCTTAAGTAGCTATCGAAACTTCGGCTTTGGCGTCGTCTATTTTAGTTTGAAGCGTTTGTTCTTCAAACTCTTTGGCAATAATTTCTTTAACAATTTCCTGAATTTTTTTGTCGATATATCCCATATTCAAATTATATCTGCCCTCCTTCAGGTGTTCCTGTTGCCACTCGAGTTCCAAGGACCTTTTCATAGTGTATAGGTCTTGAGTCATTTTTCACCTCCTCATAGGTTATCCATTTACTCCGCGATGAATCACTAAATCCATCTTTTTCCCATTTTACATCTTTTTGTCCCACTTTGTCAAGGATTGCGTGTTCAATGGATTCACGAGTATCTTGCGCTAAAATTTCAAATTTAGCGTAATAATCATAAGCGCGAATCTGTACGAGGAATTTCTTCATTTTTACACCTTCCATAAAAAAAGGGGCGGAATTGTGTTCCGCCCCTAATTAATTATTTATTTATTATATATCTGATCCGAAGATACCTCTAGGGTCAGAGAATCCGAAAACGTATCTCTCTCTAGCTTTGTATCTTACATTACCAGTATCGAAGTCACCTTCCATTGAAGTTTTCAATGGAGCTCTCATAAAGTGTTTCAATCCATTAGGAACATCAGTTTTAATGAACCATTTACTAGTATCAGTTAAGTAGTGATTAACTACATAACCTTCTGGTATTGCGCCCATGTTATTGATCGCATTGATGTCATTATCAGCTGTTCCAGTTCTACCTTTAGACTTCATCAGTCTTTCAGCAGTAAATTGAAGCGCAGAAGGAATTACTAATTTCGTTCCTCTAGCTGCAATTTTAAGACCTCTTTCATCAGTCATAGCAGCAATGTCGATCAATGCTTGCTCTAACGATGTTTCATTTAAGTCAGCCGCAGTGGTTAACTCATTTTTAAAAGATCCTGCTAAAGTAGGATGGTCAGTCGCACAAAGCGCCTTACCATCACCACCAAGATAGGATGTACTGAACGCGTTATTTAAAACCGCCGCGCCTTTAACTTGTTTTGTATTAGCCATAGATCTTGCTAAAGCTTTTGTGTATCTGCTTGCAAGTCTATCATACAAGTTGTCCTCGATCGCTTCTTCAGTGATCGCGAACGCAAGTGCGATTGTTTCGTTTGTATAACGAGCTGTGAAAGTCTCTTGAGCGCTATCATAAGATATGCCCTGACCTTCAGGTTTAACAGTTGCATTAGCGAAACCGGCTAACATTACTTCTTCTTCAAAAGCTCTGTCAGAATTTTCAGTTTCAAAAATTTCAGCTGCTTCGTTTACGTATTGTTTATACTCAAGTCCAAATAGTGCATTTAGACCTGGTTCTAGTTCCTTAACTAGCTGTGCTCTTGATATTGCCATGTTCTATATACTCCTATTATGAGACTATGAGACGGCCGATTGAACCCGGTGCCCATCTAACTACTACGTTAGAATTTGCAGCCGAATTATCAGCATTCAAAGGATCGTTAGCGACTCTAACAACCATGAGTGAAGCTTGGGCTGATCCTGTTGCAGTTTCCGAACCTATATCTAGTGTTACTAGAGATTGTCCAGACAACTCATCAGTTCCAGAAGTTCCAGTTGCTCCATCATTGACGTTATATGTAAGAGTGCCGAGCATTTTTGCAATTGCAATCGATGCATCTGCTTTTACCACGTACTCTTGCATTTCATTGTCATTAACGAATCCAACACCATCAGATGATCCTGTATTGTAGTTGGTACCAAAGGCTTGACTAGCCGCTACAAAATTAGCCCACGTTGGTTTGCTTGTAGTACTATCTATATAGAAAGCACCATTAAACACTCCAAGCATAGGTTGTAATGTAGAGATATTAATCTTCCAATCTGTACCACCTGCTAAGCCATCATCCATGGTTCCCGCCGAAGCGTCTTGTAGATACCCATCATCACCACCAGTTCCTTGTCTATTAACTGGATCGTTTTGATAAATACCTATGCCCGGCGCGCTTTTGATTGGATACTCAGAAAGTCCTTGAGAAGCTGGTGTGCTGCCCAAAGTGTAAGTCGATCTAAGACCAAATCCGCCTGTTTGATTTGCCATAGTTATGTCTCCTTTTGTCCCCGAAGGGACGGTTTATATTAATTCGTTGGATAGGAATTGTTAAAAAATTAACTTTTCTTTGTACCACCGAAGGTTACACGAGTCTGCCTTTCTTGTGAGATTGGCATACTTGGGTGCTGTTCCTTCAGAATATCGTGCTTAATAGCTTCGTCTTTCGCTTGATTTTGTTTGTCATAATAATCTTGACGAGCTTTAGCGATTTCCTCTGGTATCCTAGCCAGCACTAGGCCTCCTACTCCGATCACTCCTGCGTATTTGCCTTCCTTCATAACTGGATAATCTTCATCGGGATATTCATCAGCTCTTACGAGCTCGTATCCTGATCTTATCATAGCCGCCATATTCTTTGTATCATCAAAGCCCATGACTTCATGTCGGATCCATCTATGTCGGTAACCAGCCGGCGCATTTGGTGCATCTAAAGATGAGGGTGGAGTCCATACTACTTTTTTAGCTGTTTTAGCTTTAGTTTGACTCGCACGTGAAGTTTTTTTATCGTCTGTTTCCATATGCTTATGCTCCTTCCGTGATTTTTAATTGTTTTGCATAATCTTCTAGTGGCACACCTAATCTTTTAGCAATTGCTACCTGTGAGGGTGTGAGTTTGACAGTTTTTCTGCGTCCTGTTACAGCTGAACGTTTCGCTGATGCTACATTCTGAGCAGGTTTTGCTCTTTCTGTAGAAGTTCCTTCCATCTTATCAAATTTGTGTGGGAATTCAAGTCTTATTCTTTTATCCACCTCACTATAATATTCATTTGATTTAGGATCATAACCTTCTTCATCTACAAGCTTTTTATGTATATCAAAAGCCGTGTAAGTCATAGCAGAATCGTTGCCAAACCAAGTATTTTTAACTGCCCAGTCTTCTGCTTTAGGATCAGGAGTAATATTAGGCCTTGTTTGTTGAGGCGTAATTGTGACATCCTTCTCTTTAGGTTTT